AGCGTAGCGAGTACCCGCATCTCCCCCAAAATAAGGAAGGTTCAGGAAGTTGCCTGTATCGCCCCGGTCAACAAGGATTTCTGACTGTTTGGGGAATATTTCCCGCCCTGCTTCGCCAAGAAGTGACGCGGCGTTTTTCAGGTAGTTTTGAAAATCCCGTGCAGGGGCAGGCTCCTTGGTAAAAAGGAAAACATGCGCTCCACCGGATTTGCTTCGACAGACTACAAGGGGAAGGTTTAACTGGCGAACCTTTTCCACCAGTCCCTTATGGTCAAGAGGGTACTGGTCAATATCAATACAACCCCAAATGCAAGAGTTGTCAGCCCTAATAGGAATAATACCGAGAGAAGGCTCAACACCGTTAAGATGCTTGACCCAAAGGTCATCCGTTGGGGGCTTGCGAACCACCGTAGCTTGTCCCGCTTGTTTGCCATCTCCACGCTCCGATTTGATTTTGTAAGTGCCATAAGCGATATCCAACCCGCTAAATATGGCCTTAAATCTGGTGATGTCAGTCATGTGAACTAAAGAGGGAAAAAGGGCGCTGATTCACACCAGCGCCCCGAGGTTTAGAACGGGATGGAACTGCTGTCCACGGTTCCTTCCGCATGCTCATGCTTGACCTTGACTTCGCCTGCATTAATCTGTGAGGCAAAGGACTTGGCAGCCGCATAAGCGTTCATGTCCTCAACTGGACCAACCTTCTCGATCTCCCAGCCAAACCACTTGCCTTTGTCGTTGGACTCGGCTTGAGTCGTCAGGCGGTACACATGACTGTACATGGGAGGGGTGAAAGGGCCGTTCTTACCAATCATCTTGGTAGCCATCATCATGCTGTTCCACTTGCGGCTTTTCTTAAGCTGCGTGGACTTCATGGTGATCAGTGCTGGATTAGGCATGCCATCTTCGCCCATGACCATCACATAGTGGTTGGCCGTGTTCTCAATGTAGTTACCGTTGTCCAGATAGTCCTTGTTGTCGCCCGGTTCACGGTGCGTGCGACTAAGGATATCGCTAGTGGCCGGATACACCGCAACGGGTGCGCCGGAACCCGATCCACGAGGAGCCCATTCAATGTACTGACGCACATAGGCCACGGGGATCACTTCAATGCCTTTCTTGCCGTCATAAAGCTCGTTGGTGACCGAGTTATAGACCATGCCCGGAAGAGCACCGTCGATCTCACCCACCTCAGGGCTGGTATTGGTCAGAAGGCGAAGAAAGGGCAACGCAAAATCTTCCTGACCCATGCTACCGAAGCCGGACTGTGCGTCCTCTTCAAATGCATTGCCCAGGGCAACTGCGTATTCTTTTTTCTCTTGTACTGCTACTTGATTCTTGCTCATGATAGATTTCCTTTAAGCTGATTTAATGGTCGCTTTTTGGCCAATGAATACGCCAAAAAGTTCTGTGGGGAATGCGTTGCCGCGCTCCACCATGTCGCGAGCCCAAGCCTTGAGGGTTTGGGGCTCGATCTTCTGCGCTTGCTCCACTGGGTAGTTTTGCTCACGCAGTTGATTCAGTAGGCTATCGCACAATTCGTCTTCCCCACGCCCGAATCGTACAGACACCGTGTTCTTGATAATGTCGTCGTAACCATGTTCACGCAGCCACTCAAAGGCCTGCGCCCGGTTCTCTTCCTTAATGGTCGCGCCGTAGAACGGTTTGATTGACACCTTGCTGCCATCAGCCATGGTGAAATCTTTCATGCCCAGTTCTGAAAGCATATTGGGGATGGACTCCTCCAATAGCTTGCGGTACTGCTCATTACGTTCCTTGAGCACAGACTCAATCTCTTCGATCTCTTTCTCAAGCATCTTGGCTCGCTTAGCCAGTGCTGCAATCGAGGACAGGTCCTCATCTTTAACGGTCAACGCACCTGCGTCTTCCTCAAACATAGCGTTTAGGCTACTCATCGATCTCTCCTTTCTGAGTTACATCCACTTTAACAGGAATATACATGCGCTCGCGGCGGTCCCACTTCAACGCAGTGTAGCGGCCAGAGTTGAAAAACGCAGCAATAGAGCAGGCCAACCCTATCGCTACGGGGTCACCTGTCAGCAACAGGTAATCTTCATCAGAAAACTTGCGTAGCTTGGTACGCATGCTCCTTATGGTCGGTGCAGTGCTGAAGGCAATCTGATTGTACGGCGGAAGCAGTACCTTCATTTCGCCAAACTTCATTGCGGGGGCAATGTCGTGATTCGGCATCTCTTGAACTACATATACGGTTGACACGTTTTCGCTCTCCTTTCTTCAAACGTGCTTTTAGTGTACACTATCTTTCAAGGTTGTCAACAACCTTTTTTAAGAAAGGAAGAAAGTTATGGATTATTTTTTAACGCGCTACCCCTTCAAGAACAAGCCTTTTCTCCATCAAGCGGCGTATTTACAGCGTTTCTGGGAGGACAAAGAGGCTGCTGTCTTGGCTGAAATGGGCACTGGAAAGAGCTTTATGCTCATAAACAACGCCGCCATGTTGTACGACAAGGGGCGGATAAATGCCATGTTGATTGTGGCTCCCAAGGGCGTATACCGTAACTGGTATACCTCCGAAATCCCAAAGCATATGCCGGATCACGTCCAGTACACCATGGCCTGTTGGTCCCCCTCCCCCCGTAGGGCGGAAAAGGAGGAAATGGACAGAATGATGATGGCAACGGATACGTTGCGGATTCTGATCATGAATGTGGAGGCGTTTAGTACGGAAAAAGGCATGTTGTTTGCCCGTACTTTCCTACGGGTAACTGAGGCCTTTATGGCTATTGACGAAAGCACAACCATCAAGACGCCTAACGCCAAGCGGACAAAAGGCATCATCAAGGTAGGCAAGGAGGCGCGGTACAGGAGAATTGCCACGGGCTCCCCGGTGACAAAAAGCCCCCTGGACTTGTTTAGCCAGTGTGAATTCCTTGGTGCTGATTGCCTTGGATACCACAGCTTTTATGCATTTCAAGCCCGGTACGCGATCCTTATGGAACGCCGCATGGCAACCCACACCTTTAAGCAGATTGTGGGCTACCGCCACCTCGAAGAATTGCAGAAAAAGCTAAACAACTTTTCCTTTCGCGTTACCAAGGAAGAGTGCCTGGACCTGCCTGAAAAAGTGTTTGTTCGCAGGGAAATTGAGTTGACCCCAGATCAGAAAAAGTACTATGACCAGATGAAGCTAATGGCGCTGGCTTTGTTTGAGGACGGTTCTGTCATGACCACCAACAACGCCCTGACACAGCTTATGCGTCTGCATCAGATTTGCTGTGGGCACATCAAGTTGGATGATGGGCGGCAAGAGGACATCCCCAGCAACCGTGTTAAAGAGCTACTGGATCAGATCGAGGAAGTGGATGGCAAGGTCATCATCTGGGCAACCTACCGCCGGGATATTGAAAACATCCGCCTAGCTCTGCAAAAAGAGTACGGCATGAATTCTGTTGCAACCTACTTCGGGGATACCGAGGCCGAGGAGCGGCAGCAGATTGTCACTAACTTTCAGAACCCTGACCATGAGCTTCGTTTCTTTGTTGGCAACCCACGTACTGGTGGTTACGGACTGACGCTCACAGCGGCTAAAACGGTGATCTACTACAGCAACAACTTCGATTTGGAAGTCCGGCTGCAGTCCGAAGACCGCGCTCACCGTATCGGGCAAACCAACAAGGTGACCTACATCGATTTCATCAGCCCCGGCACAGTTGATGAGCACATTGTCAAGGCGCTTCGTAACAAGATCAACATTGCCAACGCTGTGCTTGGCGAAGAACTCAAGGAATGGATTAAATAATGCAGCTTGTCCCAATCAGAAATAAGTTTGTCTACCCCAAGCTCAAGCGCGTAGACCTGCCCACGGGCCGCGTTTATACGTTGGATGGCACGGACCCCGTTCCAAGCGTCACCACCATCCTGTCAGCAACCAAGGACCGTCAGCATCTAGATGCCTGGGAAGAGCGCATTGGTAAGGAAGAAGCCAACCGCATCAAGAACGATGCTGCCACGGTGGGCACGCACATGCACTCCGTGGTTGAACGCCTGCTGTTAAACAGACCGCTGGAAACACCGCGCACATGGTTGCAGATTAAGGGCTACCGAATGGGCTACCTGTTGATTGAAAGTTTTTTCCACAATCTGCAGGAAGCGTGGGGCACGGAAATCCCCCTGCTGTACCCGGGCCGATATGCTGGGACATCGGATTGCATTGGTGTGTACAAGGGCAAGCCCTCCATCATCGACTTTAAGCAAGCCAATCGCATGAAGAAGCGGTCATGGATTGATGATTACTTTGTCCAGCTTGCTGCGTATTCCGAAGCGCACAACAAACAGCACGGGACGGAAATCAATCAGGGCGTGATCCTGATGGTGTCACAGGACGGAGAAGTGCAGGAATTTGTGACCGTTGGCAGGGAATTTGATTCGTACCGGGACGCATGGTGGCGCAAGGTCGAGGATCACGCAAAAAGGAGCCCGGAACACGGTCCGGGCTCAAATGCCAGTGTGGGAGAAAGGACACAAGAGTCACACGGCAACTGCTAGTTTCTATTCGAGGTTACGAAGCTTGTAGATGACTGATAGATATGTTTCGATTGCGGTATCTATCAGGTTCTGAATAGCGGTGTCGGACTTGTCGCATGCTCTGTACCGCAGGTCTTCAACAGAGTTCATGTGGCTTTCAAGGATTGTTGCGGTTGCTGCAATTGTCTTTTTCCCTTTTGGGCATTCCAGACAAGGAATGTCGTCCATCAAGCCATACATGCCTTGATAGGCTTCTGCTATCGAATCGGCGTTGTCGATAATGTCATCATAAAATGATCCAAGCGCCATATGAGCAGCAAAACTGCCCGGGCCCGTTACCGCCAAGTGGCGACGATGAGCAAATTCACGGCTTAAAAACAAAGTTGCGATAAGTTGTTCCATCATTGGCGGCCTCCTAATTGCTGTTGACGCTGCTGAAGCATCTGACTAATTGGGTCATTTGGGAAAAGTTGCGGGTACATCAGCGGTACTTGTGGACTGCTTATTGGGGGCGGCGGCCCAACCCGAAGGTTTGGCATTCCCCTGGTTTGCGGTGCAGGTGGCATTTTACGCAACATCTGGGCTGCTGTGCCGGGAACCTCCGGAAGTCCTGCTGTAGCTGTCGGGACAGTCCTATCCTGCTGCGCCAACTTGGAAGCCTCAAGAGCCGTGATCCGGGCAGGGGAAGGAACGTATTTTGTTGGGGAAATGCCAATATCTTGTAGCTTTGCGGCTACTTTTTTGGCCTCTTCAGGCGTACCTACGCGGACCATGGATTTTGCAAATTCCGGGTCTTCCAGCGCTTTTGTAAAAATACGCTGATACAACTGGTTTTCAATTGATCCAGTCAGGCGCAACAACATTGCCAATGCGCCGGTTTGCGGATTAATCCTGCCCACTGCAGCTTCACGCATCGTAGTCGTCAGGAATTGAATACCAGAACCAAATAGGCGCTTCATCGCTTGATCAAGAGAATCAAACGCTGGAATCTGCCCCGTTATGTCGGAGAAGGCATTGACCCGACGCTGCAGATCGGCCAAGGTTTTGAGATCATTTAGGTGAGAAGTATTTTTAAACAGAACACTGAGTGACTTCTCGTTGTTCTTCAAGAAATTTTCCAACGCACCACCGGCTTGTGCGCCGCCTGTGGACAAATCCCAGACTTTACGGCGTAAGGCAGCCAAGTCATCCGGATTCTTTCCAAGCTGATCTACCAGCACCCTCATTGTTGCCGGGTCCTGTAGCGCCTTGGTCAGTACTTGTTGCGGATCGGCATCTGGCCGAGAAGCTTTTGCAAGCAATGCATCAAGTTCATTGTTAGTGGCGTCCACTCGACGGCGGTCCAAGTCGCCCATGCGCTTTGCAAAATCATCAGCATTTGCTACTTCATCCCGCAGACGTTGCTGCACGGCAGGAGGCAGTGTCTCAACAATATTTTTATTGTTGTCAAGAATGCTGCGAATCTTTTTCGGGTCTACCAGACCGTCCTGAGTGACCGCACCCTTGGATCGGAGCCAATCAATAGCTCCACGGGTAAACATGTCTTCTTTAACAGGGTTGTTCCCCAGCGTCAAATCTAGTTGACGCAGATTTTCTGCCGATTTAAATGCTGTACGCATCAAATCTTCATTGGGCAAGAGGTAGTCTCTTCCCCCTGCTCGCTTAGATGTCAGAAGCAGCGGTAAGCGTTGTTCAAAGCCAGCGTTGTAATCATCCAGCACCATCTTCATGGCGCCGTATTCTTGATTGACTTTTGGAATAGAACCAAGAACTAGGTTTTCAACATCCTTATATGCGGCATTACCTCGATCAAGGCGCAATTGAGCATCCGTGGTCCGTGTTCCACGGCCCGATAGCTGTGAGCGGTTGAACGCATTAACAGCATCATGGCGGGAGCGTTGAGCGGCAGCCAACAAGTCCAACGCTTCCGGGATGTTCAGGTCTATCTTTGTTCCCTCTGCCGCAATCAATTCAGCATCTTTGCGGATTTGATCTGGGTTGATATAGACTGCGCGTCCTGGATAGCCAGTAGCTACCCGAATCTCGCCTTCCTTTTCCCCAGTTTTAAATCCAGCAGACTTGAGCAGGTTGGCTTCTCTAACGGATGCAATATCCTTTTTGCCCTTTGCTTTGGCAGGATTGACAAGCATACGAACGCTTTTTATTAACTCGTCCTGGAGTGCAGGATCAAGCTCAAACCCACCAAGCTGTTCTTTTATGCGCTGTTGGATTAGCGATTCAGTAGCATGATCAAGTGCCTTACGACGAGCCACATCTGTAGATGCAATCATGTTTTGCAAAATACGAATCGGCTCAGGCATTTCCCCGCCCTTGGCCCGTGTTGCACGAGCAGGGTTGTATTTTTCTACAAGCTTACGGGCAGCATCCTCGATGTCATAGGCTGGATACAACGATTTTCCTGCATCAGCGCCTTCACGCACGCGGGTGTCCGCCAGTGTGCCGTCAGGGTTTATAGCGCGTTTCATACCTAACTTGGACAAGACTCTTTGGCGCATTCCAAAGTCTGCTTCCATGTCCGCCAAAATCACTCCGCGCAGTTCATTGTTGAGCATGTCAATGTTCTGCGGGCCAAGGCGCTCGGAGATGGCAGCAACTTCTGCCTCAGTAAGGTCTTTCTTCTGACGAAGAAGATCATCAAACAGGGATTGACGTTCCTGTTGCGCGGCCAAGAAAGCTTCCTCAATTGGCTTGCGTGTAGCGGGAGAAAAGGAATCAAATAGAGAAGCCAGCTTTTGCTGGTTTTCGTTGATTCGAGCTTTTACTGATTCAAGTTCTTTGGGGCCCAGTTGCTCTAATAGCTCGGCTTTTCGCTTGAGCAGCGGGTTATACATTGTCCGCTCAGACACGTCGAACAAGAATCCCGCATCTGCAATTCTGGGATCAGCCAAAGCCGCTTCTAGCTGCTTGAGTGCTTGCTGCGCTTCGGGGCTTTCGCTGATCGGGCCGAATACCTGAGTCAGCTTGCTTTCCGCACGTTTTACCAGTGTGCGAGGAATGATGTTGATTAGGGGAAGCCTATACCCCTTTGGTAGCGATTGAATGGCCTCATGTTCCACATTGCCAAGACCACCAGAAGCACCTTTGATTTTGTCGATGGTCCAGCCAGCGGCTTTTACGCTGGGAAGATTAGCAGCAGCAAAAGGGAGCCCCATAAAAGCAGCGGCTGGCAGCAAATCCTTGTACATACTTTTGTACGGATTGCTGTTATCAACATTTTCTTCCACTGCCTGACGCAGGCCCTCATAGCCCGCGCCAAATGCTACGTCCGTAGCGGCAGCAAGGCGGGGGTTCTTCTGGACAAAGCTGATTGCATCATTAGCAATTGACTTCAATAGTCCGGCCCCGGGTTCAGCAGCCCTGACCATCGGAGCGCTTTTAGCAGCATACGCAAGAATTCCTGTGAAAGGTAGCGTCCCACCAATGCCTTCGCCCACGGCACGAGCGTAACGCTCTTCACTGTTTACAGCGGCCCGTTGTCCTTTATTAAAGAACTTGGTAAGCGTAAAAACTTCTTCTGGATTGAGCCCTAGACCTTTGGCTATTAGCTTTGTTCCCGCATCTGGCAATGCAAACAACGCACTGTTAAAGCCCCATGATAGGTTGTTGATCAGCCCCGCCGCAGTGCCTTCTGGAGAAGGCACGTCTACGCCAGTGGCTTTTCTAGGATCGACCTCTGTGGGCGTTCCTTCAACCCTGCCTTCAGTTCCAGAGCCAAAAAGATCAATTTTTCGTCCCTGTGCATCTTCGACGTAAAACGAGCTCATCGCTGCCTCTCAATCACTGAATGGATGCGCCAAGGATACTTGAAACAGGCACAAGAACCTTTTCGCCATTTGGACGCTTGATGTAGACCGATGCCCCTGGCGCAGTGGATTTGCCTAGTGTCGATTGTAAGAAATTAGCCATCTTGGCTTTTTCTTCATCGTCATTGGGAATCACAAACGGGTCGTTCTTGGTTCCTGTATTCGGCACTGACATCACTAATTCTCGCGTACCTATACCTAGCTGTCTGGCACGGTCATTCCACTCATTCTTATACATCGTAGCCAACGAATTAAGAGTGGCTGCAGCAAGCTCAGGGTTCTTGAGCAATGCAGTCGGGTCCTTGACCGCAGTGCTGTTTTCCTGTGCCCATCTTTGCTGCTGCGTGGATAGGCGGCCTTCATTTGCCGTTGCTAAGCGACTGACGGAATCAAAGCCCTGACGCAGTATTGTCGCAGCCTTTTGCAGGTCAGTGTTGGGGCTGACCAACGCATCAGGCAGCACAGGGACAAAAATGTTATTTTTAATATCAGATACGAACGCTCCAGGGCCGTAGGCCTGCTGGACCACGCTCTTCATGTATTCAATTTTACTGAGATTATCATTGATCAGATTTATTTCCCCAACAATTTTTTCACGATCTTTAGGATTGGTTACTGTAATAGCAGTAGCTGATCCTGCATCTCTAACGAATGGATTGCTCGTGTCGAAGTAGTTATAATTTTTTCGGATATCTTGGATGGTCGGATGATCCTGATTGAGGAATGTTCCAAGATACGAGCCGTCTTTGCTTTCATAGTTGATCAGTCCTACTCCAGCATCTTTTGCAATAACCTGATTCTTCTCGGCCAACTTTCCCAGTAGTCTGTAATCACCTTCCAGCGCTTTAAGCTTCAAGGCCTGCAGGAACTTGTCTTCTGTAGTGACATCCGTAATGGCCTGCTGCAGTGTTGCCGTTTTGCCCTTGAGTGCCAGTTCGCGCTCTTGTGCGGCAATAGCTGCCATGCCCCTTGGAACACCAGCAAATGCTTCGCCCACCGCCATGGCTGCAGTAGGTTTTCCAATGGTTGCAAGTTTTAGCCCTGCTTCAGACAACAAGAGCAGTGCGTTCATTTTCGCCGCTTCTTTGTCCGAGCCAAAAATCTCCTCAAACAAAGGTGCGTATTCTCCTTGCGCTTCTTTAATGCGCTCCATCTTTGTCTTCGGCCCCTGCTTTTCTTGAGCAGCTTGCGTCTTAGAGATAAAGTCACCAAGAGGCATAGTAGAAGGGGACAGGCCCTCCCCCTGAGCTCTTTCTTGCTCTGGGGTAAATGCAGGCGCTTCACCTTGAGCTATTTCCTGTTCTGGAGTCGCAGAAAGTTTTCCTGCCCCGCTAAAAGGATCGCCAGAATATTCATATAAAACAGGGTTAAACGGAATTGGCAGTTTCTTGCCTTCTGGTCCTTGCTGCGAGGTCCAGTCTTCACCTTTCGGGGCAGATATGTCATACGTCATTGATGGAGGCTTGCTCATCAACTCCAGACGAGCAGCGCGATCTGCTGCTGTATCAACAGGGATCTGATTTACCAAATCGGATTGTTCTCCTGCCCCGTCCCCGCCACGAGTAGCCAATCCATATGCTGGGACACTGCCAAAAGCAGCCGTTGATTTAAGAGCGCCCGCGAGTCGTGGGTATTGATCAACAAACCTACTTGCTCCCTGCATCATTCCTTGCGTAAATGTCGGGTACAGCAGTTCCCCGCCACGAGCAATCTGCTCAGCCGTATATCGACCACCAGGACCCCGAACATTTTCCAAAAACGGCTGGGTCATCGAAGGCTGCATAAACATACGGCCCAGAGCGGCGTTTGCCGCACCGGCTTTGTCGCTCATAAACTGAGCAGCACGCATGGCCGGGTTGACAAAAGCGCCTAAGAAAGCATGCATCGGTGGCATGCCATCCGGGGTCGGCGGTTCTACAGCCCCGCCGTGTGCATATTGTTGTGGGGCACTAGGCCCCTGGGAAAAAGGGGGAGCACTCTCCATGCCCTGGGGCATCGGAATACCGCCTTGGGGCATGGCCGCGCCGGGTTGCTGGGGGGCAGGTGCAGGCGCACCACCCATTGGGGGCTGTCCGCCCGGGGGCATCATTCCTTGGGCCTGGGGCAATGCACCGATGCCCCCGCCTTGTTGCTGCATAGCCAGTTGTGTCTGCAGCATCGCCAAGACTTCTGGCGGCGTATCCATCGCAGCTTCTTCGCCAACCATCTGAGCAAGTTCCTGATAGCGAGCGTCAACAGAGCGCATGTCACCACGCAGATTGTTCATCAGAATCTCTGGATTCTGGGGAGTCCTGGACATGGCGGGCATTTGCTCCATCTCAGCATTCTCATCCCGATCCATCTCACCTTCCATCTCATCCATGTCAAACCCAGACATGATGCCCGAGTTGCGCGACTCCTTTGACAGAGGCATCGCAAACATTGCTCGTTTTAGGATTTCTGTTTTCATGTCTTGCCTTTAAAGAATGCCTGCTTTGTTGGCTGCAGCCGCCGCGCTTACCCCGGCAATTCCCAAACCAGCAACTTGTTGGAATGGACTTGGAGTAGCCTGTGTGCCTGTAATACTTGCCATCTGTGAGGATGGAGCACCTTTGTAGATGTCCGATAGGAAGGCCATCTGCTGATATGGCTGCATGTTTTGCTGCAGTTCGTTCTGACGCGCTGCATCCAATTCTGATTGCAGTTGACGTTGTTGTGCTTGTCCAAGGTTGTACAGGAAGTTTGTGTCCTGCTGGCCCAGCGTTTGTTGCTGTTGCCCCAAAGCAGCCTGTTGCATGCCGATATTGGCCTGTTGCGTGCCCAAAGCGCCAAGGCCCTGTGCCATTTGAGAGCCAATACCGAACTGCTGAGAAGCCAGATTGCCAATACCCTGTGCCATCTGTTGACCCAACTGGGACTGCTGGCCGTAGATATTGGCCTGTTGACTGCCCAAGTTTCCATAAAGGCTCGACAAATTTGCCAAATTGCTTGCCAAATTGCCCTGCAGACCGGCTGCGCCCTGACCTAACTGCGCTTGCTGGAGAGCTTGCTGCCCAAAAAGTCCGCCAATACCTTGGTATCCCTGAGCCTGAGCAAGTTGTCGCTGTTGTTGCTGTTCAAATGCTTGCTGAGCCTGTTGAGCAGCATTTTGATAACCCTGCTGCAGACCACCAACAATAGCGGCATTGCGCTGCTGAGCAAGATTTTTCTCCAATTCAGCACTTTCTACAGCTTGCCTGCCGCCGCCAAAAGCCCCAGCTTTTACTGCCTGCGCTTGTAGCCCTTGCCTAGTAATGTCCCCCTGACGGTTGATCTGACGAACAGCTTCATCAATTACCTGTTGCTGGTAAGGATTCATGAAACCCTGCGCCATCGTAGGGGCATACATCTGCCCAGCACCCTGCAATGTGCCCACACCTTGGCGTAGCGTGTTGAGCGCCTCGCCCATATTGGCCTGAGAGTACTGATTAGCCATCTGCTGAGCGGCAGTCAGGCCCTGGGCCCCTTGAGCAATCAGCGGGACGCCTTGAGTCACCAAGTTTGCAGCCCCGCCCATCTGCTGAATCGGAATGGCTGCCTGATTCATGGCAGCTTGCGCCCCGGCAAACTGACCACGGGTATCGGCTCCGCGTAAAATGTCGGCGGCTTCACCCAGAGTTTGTCCTCCGGCAGTGACCCCTTGAGTAGCTGCCGTCATATACGGCTGATATGCGCCAATACCAGCACGACCCATTTGTAGGGCAGTAAGTTGATCCGGGCTCATGCCCGCAATTTCATAATCAGGAGTCAGGTATTGACCGGAAAGTGCAGCTAGGTTGGTGGCATCTACAAGGGATTTTGCAGACCCCATCAGGCCTACTTTTGCTGCTTCAATATCCGGGGCTTCCCGGACTATCTGCTCTTGAATGCTAGTTGGATCAGCCATTTTTACGCCCTTTGTGCATTGCTTTCAAGCTGATGCATCAGCTTGTACATTTTTTTAGCGCCATCTCGACGGCTTCCATTTCCCATGCCACGAACTGCTTTGGCAGTCATGACAAATTCTCCGTCGGAAAGCATTGCAGGGATGGAATCAGATTTCTCTGTTCCAGGACCGCTGATTTGTCCGTTCATCCTAGGATACCCTCCTTGAGCCAAAGCTGCAATACCTTTATCGGTAGAAAATGCAGTTGCTGGAGTCGTAACGGATGTTGCAGGTTTAAGAATATTTGCTATTCCAGAAAGATAGCTTTGCTGCCCCTGCAACATGGGCGCATAGGCCTGATTCAAGGCAGCAAGCTGGGCGGCTCGATTGCGAGCACCAAATTGCTCATCACCATAACTTCCAGGCGAGGTGCGGCCTTCTTGTTGGCCCCATTGAGTGAAGTGCTGTTTCGCAAACTCAGACTGAGTTAAAGGCGAGTTAGAACGATAGTATTCCGCCTGCACATCGGGATTAGCCTGGAAATACGAATTGATCGGGTTGACTTCCGGAGCAAGTGCACCGAGGCCCGCATTGATGTTGGCGTACATCGTGCCATAGCCCTGAGCTCGGCGCATGGCTTTTTGTTGAGCAACCGCGTCACGAGCTTGTCGCTGTTGAGCGGCTAAGGCGTCTGCTGCTGCTTTATCCGCTGCTGCTTTATCCGCTGCTGCTTGATCTGCTGCAATCTGCTCAGCGGATTTTTGCACAACGCCGCCATCCTCATATTGTTGGATAGAATAGTTAGGGTAGTTAGGATATAGCAGGTTGGGGTACATCAATGCTGTGTTATACGGCTGAGCAATTTTGCCCGATCCCATTGCACCTTGAGGTGTAGTGTAAATAGGTGGTAATTGCATGATGCCAGAGGGCTGCATGACCCCTGGGGTCAAAGACCCATAGGTTGGCGTGTTGTATGTCGGCAAACTTCCTGTAAAACTTCCAGCAATGGGTTCGCCATACTGATCGTATTGAACACCCGGCAGACCCTGAATGTAATTTTGGCGTTGAGTGCCTTCTTCCCGTATACGTTGAGCAGCAGGTTTGTACAGAGATTTCGTTATTTGTCCGGGTTCCACGGGCTTTTTATCAAATCCGCCAGACAGGGCCATGATCCCCAAGCCTGTGCCCACGGCAGGGCCGTAAGTGGAAAGTATCCCAGGAGTGGCGGATTTAACAGCAGCATCATAAGCCCTTATCTGTTGCCATTCCGGAGCTCCAGCTGCCTTGGCAGCATCTGCTGCCGTTTGCCCAGCTTGCTGCGCCTTGGCTGCCCCTTCAGCTTGTATTTCTGAGGGGGAAATCTTGCTCCACATATCCTTGGTTTTATTCCAAGCATCACTTCCAAACTGCTTGGCTTGCTCCCACGGACTTTGTGGCATCGATGGCGACAATCCCTGTCCCTGTGCAAGTTCCTGCGCTGGAGTTAGTTCAGGAAAATTAGGGGAACCGGCAGGCGCGGCCTGAACTGGCGGAGCAACAGGCGCAGCTTTTTTCAAAGCATCCTGAGGGCTAAAAACAGTTGGCTGAATATTACTTACGGACTCTGGGGTAATGGGAGCAGAAGGTACAGACGAAGCACCACCAAAAGGATCACCTGCGTACTCAGGAGGGACAACAGGAGCCGCCTCTGCTCCGGGTATGGCAGGAGCGCCGGGGGCCGCGCCTTCTGCTCCGGGGGCCATGGCTCCCGGGCCCATGAACTGGCTCATACCCCAGTTTGCCACGCCCGCGCTAATACCGGCAAGTACACCGGACCTCAGAGCATCACCAATGTTTCCGCCAGCAAGGAGCGTGGACCCCGCACCGCCGACAAAACCGCTAACGGCAGCCAAAGCAAGGGGAGAGCTAACTCCAAGAAAGCTGGCTGCCGCTGGGCCGAGGACCATGCCAAGGGCAATTGTAGTTACGACGCGCCCTACGCTGCTCTTTGCAAAATCGCTTACAGCCTTGCCAATACCGCTAATTGCGTCGGAAATAGCACCAAGGGGGTTGTCAAAAAATCCAAACTCCGGCAATCCAGTGGCAGGGTTAATGGTCCCCGAACCGCCCATCCGTTTCAGCATCCGTGCTTCTGCAGGATTAATGTGGGCCAAAATGGTATCGCCATTTCTGCCTTGAGACTGAATTGCTTTGGCAATCGGCTTTAGCTCAGCAATGCCACCTTTTGCAAAACTCTGCACTTTTTCGCCAGCGCCAGCGCCAGAAAGCTGATCAAGGGCCATGTTCAACGCGCCAAAGAAGCTGGGATCAAAGCGTTCCGGCAAAATGTCCGCAGGAATACCGGCTTCTAAAGCAGCCTGTCGAATTTCCGCATATCGCTCAGGATTAGAAAGAATTTCCTGTAAAAGCCTATCCAGAATATTTAAAACTTCTGGCGGAACCTGAAGCTTATTTAATTCGGATTTAAATTTATAAACGGCTTGGGGATCGACCTGCGACGCCCCGGACAACAATTCATTAGAAATTTGTCCTGGTGCAGCGTTTTGGCGAATTTGATCAAGGATCGCCATTTGATCAGGAGAAGGGGCGGTGGCAGGCATTGCCATTGGGATGTTTGCCATAGTTTTCCTTACGCTGTGGTCAGCAGGTAAAAGTTATTGAATCGTACCATGTTCAGGGCAATTTTCCAACTACATCGCGGACACAAACGTAATCGACCCGATCATGGACGGCACACTTGGGCGCGGCATCGGGGTAGTCTGCGCGGTATCGGCAAAGATATAAATCCCATTAGCCCCGCCAGAAACTGCGGCTTGCTCCGTCCCCCACCATAGCCCAACCGTGTCTCCCGCTTCCATTGGAAAAACAGCCTCAGAGTAGCCACACCGGTAGTCCCAAACCGAAGCACTCTGCCGAGCCTGAAGAGAGAAAATAGTGGTTGAAGCCGGTACATCTACCCCGTTTAGGCGCAACCAGAATACAGCAAAGTGAGGGGCATTTGCATTATTAGCCAGTTGTGCGCTGTAGGTTATCTTGAATATGCCTGAAACATTGGCTGTTGCAGTATGATCATTATTTAATGTAAACCCGTTAATGCCCGTTGTGCCATCCCACTCAATTATTGTTGGGGTATTATTTGCCGTGGCGTACAGGGAATATGAACAAATAGCCGCAATAAACGGATTGGATATATACTGCCCACCCAGCGTATTTGTTACGTTATTTAAATTATTTGTTAGTTGGTTGAAGTACAACCTCAAGACGTTACTGTACTGGTCTTGATGGTTTTTGGTGTACTCCACTCCGCCAAATGGCAGGTTTGGGACGGCAACTGACTTTAGTTGTGGCATTTATCTACGTCCATCAGGTCTGATGTCAATCCTTGGCGCACCAAGCTGCCAAGTCGTGCCGACTTTATTAGACTGCATCTTCAGGATCAACTGACGCCCCCGGACACGGGTGTAGATTTGGCCCGTGAATTCTTCGGTAATGTTGTAGTTTGATCCCTGAGTGATTCCTCCGGAGGCCTGAATATTGACCCCGGAGCCTGAGTTGACCATGCCATACAGCGTCATGGTTGCCTCTGCGGTTGTGCCGCTGGTTGAGCCGTTAAAGGTCAGGTCGGGAAGTACGCGCCAGACATAGCCAAAGTTATGCCCGTCGTTAATGTCAAACTCAGCCGAGGAGATATACGCCTCAATAGCCTCTGCCGTGCCGCTTTCCACATTGTCCACGCCGTCCTCATGCTGGACTAACTTATAGTTGTAGGTGGCTGCGATTGGATAAGGAATTAGCCCGGAATCCAGCCAAGCTGTACGGGCCATGTTGCCGTAATACCACACATTTTCAAGGTAGTTGTAGACCACATATTTATCTATTGCTACAGAGTTTGCAGAGCAGTAGAACCACCAGACTTCATTAAAGGCCTCGTTCGTTCCGGCGTAGACTTGCTCCCTTTGGTCGGCATTAAAGTCGTTGAAAACATACTTACGCAGGTCGCAATTAAGCGTCATAACTTGACCGTTATACAGATAAAACTTGTCAATTCCCATCCAGTAAATGATACCGGAGGCGATAACTGCCGCATTTGGCCCTGCAATAGAGATGTTGTCACCCAGCAACTGAGAACCCCAAACATAGGGTGGCCCAAGATACTGCAAGGAATAGACGGAAGTATCCGTAAAAACAACAATTTCCTGACGGGTTTGAACTCCGGTAACAATCCTAGAGCCATGAGATAGCCGCAAACTGCCAGCCTGATTTGTAGCTTCCGGTGTCCATGTGTATGGGTCTTCTTGCTGTGACCACCGGATAAGCATCGGGTCAAGGACGGTCGATCCGTAATCATTTGTGCCGAATACGATAACAAACCTAGATACATCCGACACCATAATACAGTTTTGGTATATCGGAGTATCTGCATCCCCGGCATCCGCCAGATCAATACCGCGTTGAGATATGTACTGAAGTCCCGACTGCGTTCCGCTTGTGGTTATTGCCGCGCCTTGTAGTGTGGTAGAAACACTGAACGTGGTTCCTGTTGAATTGACAACAAAATACACCTGTCCGACATCCAACCCGGTAGGCAACGCCCCGGTACTGGTGAATGAAATAGCCGTTCCGTCTGGAATGCTAAACCCAACAGGAAGCGTTATCACCCCCGGAGCAGCAATGCTTATGGTTATCTGGATTGGCGTATAGCCAACATTTGCGTTCCAGTAATAAATACCCCCGCCTCGCGGCCCGTAGATAAGGTCTTCACCAAAGTTCTGCTGACTCCATAGCCGCATCGGATACTGCGTATTAGTGCCAATACCCCATTCCCCAGAACCCCACGGGCCTGCTCCCCAACCTGTAATTGGAACTTGATACGCTGTACCCGTGTTTATTTCATACTGAGTCACAACCGTCCCACCACCGGGTGAGCCAGCGGCATCGGTAGCGTTGGCGGTTACGCCAACATTTATCGTATAGACATCATCGTTTACATAGGTGACTTGGAATGTTCCAGTTAGTACGGATGCCGTTATGTTTCCGCCCAGACCAACGATTCCTGCCCCACTATAGATAACCGTATCCCCATCAGCGCAGCCGTGATCAACCTCGTTAATTGTCAGGATTGAAGAGCCATCAGTGGCGGTAAATGGGTCAGTCAGGGTTTCTGTCTTCCTAATTGGGGTGACATCATAATATGCGCCTCCCTTAAGGATGTAAAACTTGAGGTTTGTTCCAACTCCGACCAGATTTTCACCTGCCAAAGTCACCCAGTTCCACAGGGAGCGGCAGACCCCCAAGAATGTATTAACAGAAAACTGCGTCCAGCCGCCTATTTTTTCCGGGGTTCCTTGGCGGAAACGGATTTTGTCGCACTCATACCAGCCGCCTTCGGTGGTGTAGCGGGTGTTTTCTCTATTTACACCGGATTTCAGGAGTGTTTTAGTTAATGGCATGGTCAATCCTACGACAGAAACATGGCTTTTTCGTCAATTCTGCGGTTTTGTAGCCCTTTCAGTATTTTGCCACCAGCCATGCAATACTTCAAGAACTCCTCGGCTGCGCCCTCTTTGTCGCCCCTGTTTAGCTTTAATCTTAGGGTTGATCTTTGGAGCGTCCCAAGGCCGCAATTAAATGAGAAGCTAACAAGCCCATCAAACATACCTTGGGTAAGCTGGGTAGTGATAAGTCTACTAACGCCTTGTTCAAATCTAGCAAGGTCTGCACGTAGTATTGCATCTACTTCTTCTTTGCTAAAAGTGCGGTTATCTTCTGGGCGAAGCGCATAACCATCTCTTTCATTGATTGGCATTTTGCCTTGATCTGGGTAAAGTACATGACCAACTCCTATAGTCCAAAGTTTCGCCGGGCAACGGTATGGTTTAAACCTCACTCCTTCGTGGTGCTTAATTACCTCAGTTGCTTTAGCACTTACTTTCATACATAAACATCCACATGGTTCATTGTGATGTTATGCCCGTTCTTCTGATCTTTGCCAAGGTATGCTTCCCTTGCCTGAGCAACGCAATCAGCTTGCAGGTCTTTCAATCTTTTAGCCTCGATGTCTGCCAGTTTACGCATATGCTTTAAATGTTCACAATGCTGAATCTGCACCTGCTCCGCAACTCTCTTTGCGTTGATTAGGTCATAAGACGCTCTGGCAGCATCGTTGACCTTCATTTACCAAATGCCCTGCCACCAAAATGAAACGCTATTATCGAAGCAAACAATGCCTGAGTCTCGTTGTCCCACAGGTGTTCTGCCATTTGCTCGAATGGAATATCGTACTTAAACCCATGAATGATCAGCGCCAAGTCAATTCCAACCAGCAGGAAAAAGAACCCATAAGTGATTACCGGACGAACTGATGCACGAAGATTCTTCATCCACTGGGAAGTACCCTCATTTAATGCGGTGTCGTGGGCATAGATTGCCTGCATCTCTGCTGTCTGGGCAGCAATCAAACTTTGCTTTTCGGCGCTCTTGGTTTCAATCTCAAGCTGCTCGGTCTTTATGTGTTCAACCCGTTCTTGCGCCTCGAAGCCGAGTTTTCGTAGCTCCATCTCCCGCTGAATCTGAAGTTGGGCTAACTCCATCTCATGCTTTTTGTCAGAACGATCCTGAAAGAAGTCCAGCAACTTGGGAAGACCGCCCATCAGGAAAGAGATTAGGGTAGATAGTAGCGTCAGCATAAAGTCCTCACTTGAATCGACTCATTACAGAGTCCATGATAGGCACAGCCAGTTCATTTGGCAATTTGGAAATAATGTCCAAAAACCAGATGAAGGCCATCCCGTAGCAGAACAATTTGAACCATTGCTTAAAACCATCAATGATCTCTTTGGTCAAAAAGTCCTTGAGTCTCACCGTCCGCAACCCGTAGATGAACAGAATGAAATAGCTTCCCACGCCGCCCAGCCAATGAATATGGCAAACACAATCAGCACCCCAGCAGCAACCATCATCTCGTTGAATTCTTCTTCCTTGCGTTTGCGTTTTGCTTCAGCAATGCTGTCCTTCTGAGCCTGTACTGCGTTGGCTGCTTCCATGTCGCTGGCTCGCTTCTTGATGTTTTGCCAGATGTCCATGTTATTTGTACTGAAAAACAAGCCTTGTAGCTCATTTTCAAAGTCTCTCTGTGCTTTCAGTGCCAGTTCAATCTCAATAGCCTTGCCCATTGCAGAGCCGCCAGACTTCTTGGCCTGTTGGACTGCCTTGGTAGCTGTGTGCTTGGCCTCAAAATACTTTCCAATCATTGGCCCAAGCGAGGCAACATCATCCACCGTAGCGGATGCTTTTTTAATTAGAGCAACTGCGCTTTGAACTGCTGCAAGGGCTGAGACTGGATCAATCATTTTCTAGCCTTTTAACTCTTTTGCTTCTTAAAAAGTAATTGAACCTGACGATGTCCACTTATAAATGCGGTATCCGCCAGTCACAGTGATCGTGGGCGATCCAGTAGTAGACGTGGCCGCGCTGTAAGTGTCGGAATAACGGATGATTACGATGCCGGAACCACCGTTGCCGGGAGTTGGCACGTTGGACGCCACTCCTCCACCGCCCCCACCGCCGGTATTAGCTGTTCCAGAAGTTGCTTGCCTCGCCGCGTCGTTGTACGTCGCACCTGTGCCACCACCACCATTACCGCCAGCACCACCACCTGTTCCCGTATCCCTTCCAGAACCACCGCCGCCGCCAGCGTAGTAAGTTGCAGTGCCGCTGATGGAAGACTGAACCCCGACCCCGCCAACGCCACCAGCACCGGCAGAAGGAGAATTCCCGCCAACAGCGCCAGCTCCGCCCCCGCCGCCTGCAGCATCACCCGCGATCGTGTCGCCAGAACCTCCGCGATAGCCCTGCCCAGAAGTTCCTGCACCGTAGTTCGATGCAGTTTCACCAGAGCCACCACCCGAACCGCCGGTTGCACCAATTCGAGAGTTTGAACCGCCATATCCACCACCAATTGCGGTGATGCTGCCAAATACAGAATTGCTGCCGGATGTTGAAGTGTTGCTACCCGCTCCGGTGCCACCTGCCCCAACAGTCACGGTAATTGGCGAACCAGCGGTTACCGAATACCCGCTAGAGGTCAATAAACCTCCTGCGCCACCACCGCCAGAAAAGTTGGAACTGTTAGAGCCACCACCGCCTCCACCAGCAACAACAAGATATTCAACAGATGTAGGGCCGTTATACGGCTGCGGCCATGCACCCTGCTTTTGCAAAGCGGCCTGCTGAGAAAGAGTCCACAACCCCGGAGCCGCAGACGATGTCGGCGTCGGAGGCGCTTTGGTTATGTAGCCACCGGGGTATTGCTCACTCATGCCAACTCCATCCAAGAAGTTGTGATCTCATCCCAGCGATATTGCTTGCCATCAGTCGGCATGGCAACAGGAGGCTCCCAAATGCAGGTTTGCTCATTTAGCCGCCAACTTTTGAATGGGCGTTGCGGAATAAATGCATCACGGTATGAGTCGTAGTGATAGCCGATCCCAGCATAATTTTTGCGTAAAGGAGTTCCTCCATTTAAGTGAACTCCACCCTGCGTGTTGTAGGACGTTTGAACCCAAGACGAAGGATCGCCAAACAGCCCAGAGTCGATGACATCCTGTTCAGCAACAATCACTTGAGTGACAATTCCATCTTCAACTTTTGCAAAGTGCGACATTTTTTCTCCTTAGAAGGTGATTGAACCTGATGAAGTCCATTTGTAGATTCGATAACCGCCAGTTGTGGTGATTGTTGGTGAACCTGTGGTTGAAGACGCAAGAGGGTATGTATCTGAATAACGGATTATGACAATACCAGAGCCCCCAGCGCCGCCAGAAACTGTAATGCTATCTTGACTACCGCCGCCTCCGCCACCTCCCGTATTAGCCGTTGCTGCACCACCATTACCGTCGCTTGTTACTGCGCCGTTACCGCCTCCTCCAGAACCGCCAAGACCACCTGTACCACCATCTCTTGAGCCGCCGCCACCGCCGCCAGCATAAGTTACTGAAGAGCCAGAAATTGACGACGCAGTGCCATTACCGCCTGCGCCTGCTACAGACCCTGAACCATTAGCGCCTACGGCACTTGCACCGCCACCACCGCTACCGGGGTAAGGAGAACTTGTCGAAGCGTTACCGCCGTTGCTACCTTGCCCAGCCGTCCCCGACCCAGCGCCTGCCCCACGATAGTCTGACCCCCCACCAGAACCACCAGATGCACCTGCGCCGCTGCCAGTGTTGTATCCGCCACCGCCACCACCTCCAGTAGAAGTAATAGAACTAAATACAGAGTTATTTCCGTTTGCACCTCGGTTTGCAGTAGCCGCGCCACCACCGCCAACAGTTACAGTAATCGCGGAACCCGCAGTAACGGCAAATCCTGCTGCAGTTCTATAACCTCCAGCACCGCCACCGCCCATACCAGCACCGTTAGCGCCTCCGCCACCACCACCACCGCCAGCAACCACAAGGTATTCAACGGTAGATGGTGCAGAAGGCGCGACTGGCGTAACACTATTTGATGCCGCACTTGCTGGGCCAGTCCCGCTTGCATTAGTAGCCGTCACGGTGAACGTATATGAAGTCCCGTTGGTAAGCCCTGTGACAACAATCGGAGAAGCTGATCCTGTTCCAGTAAGCCCACCGGGGCTAGAAGTAACTGTGTAGCCAGTAATTGTTGATGGGTAACCCGTTTGAGTTGGCGCAGTAAAAGTGACAGATGCTTGTGCATCCCCTGCTGTTGCCGTCCCAATTGTTGGCGCTCCCGGTTTAGACGGCCAAAGGCTTGCCGCAATTGCTTGCAACTGCTGTCGTGATGTCCAAAGTCCACTGAAATTTGGCATAGATCGTCCTTAGAAGGTGATCGAGCCACTGCTCGTCCATTTGTAGATTCGATAACCGCCAGTCGTTGTGACTGTTGGCGAACCAGTGGTTGAAGATGCTAATTGGTATGTGTCTGAATAACGAATAATTACAACTCCAGAGCCTCCCGCCGCTCCATCTGCGCCCGAACCCCTAGCTCCGCCACCGCCTCCGCCTGTATTAGCTGTGCCAGCAGTTCCCGACCCGTTATCAGTGCCAGCATAACCAGCACCGCCACCTCCTAAACCACCCGCTCCACCACTTGCTCCAAGGCGAGTTCCTCCACCGCCACCACCGCCGTAATAAGTTCCAGAGCCGCTAGGCCATATAACACCAGTTCCCCCAGCGCCGCCGTCGCCGTTTGATAGAGCCGCGCCGCCAACACCGCCAGCGCCACCCCCGCCTCCAGACGCACCATCTCCAGCAGTCGCTTGAGCGGCTCCGCCTGCATAACCTTCGACTGGAGAATACCCACCAGCGTTACCAGAGCCGGGAGCGCCAAAAGTACCACCAGTGTTTGTTGTACCGCCACCTCCAGAGCCTCCGTTGCCTCCCGGTTGAGGCGAGCCTCCACCGCCGCCACCACCCCCGCCGCCTGTTGTGTTAATTCCAAATGCGGAAGATGTGCTTCCATTATTACCGGGGCCACTTGTAGTTTGTGTTGCCCCACCAGCACCAACAGTAATTGTGTATGCCGTACTTGCGGTAACAGAAGCAGTGCCAGACCTTAAACCACCAGCACCACCGCCGCCACCAACATATTTGCCAGCACTACCGCCGCCAGCAACAACAAGGTATTCAACAGTCGAAGGAGTGGTCGGAGCCGCAGGAGAAAAACTACTAGTCGCAGAACTGATTGGGCCAGTACCATAAGCATTGGTCGCGGCCACGGTTGCTGTGTAAGTGTTGCCGTTCGTCAGCCCAGTCACAACAATTGGAGAGGAAGCGCCAGTGTTTGTGAAAACAGCACCGCTCGACGAATCCTTAACAACAACAATGTATGAAGTGATTGCCCCGCCACCTACATTAGCAGGAGCGGTAAAGGTCACAGACACTTGCGCATTTCCAGCCGTGGCTGTGCCAATCGTTGGAGCGTCAGGGGTCTGTAGCGGGAAGTAGGAAGCCGTCAGAATAGCGGCTTGATAGCGCATCGACATTGGATGTCCCTATCAAGTAATCGCTTCGTAAGATGCGGTCAACTCAATCGCACTACCCGTTCCTACAGTGACCACAATGGATTGAGACTCACCACAATAGAAGGCGGTGGTCTTGTCGGTGATGATCAGAGATGCGTTTGCAGGAACGCTGATCTGATATGCAATGCGATATGCAGTGCCGCCACCACCAGTCGCGCTATTGATCGACACAGTTACCGCAACAGCAGAGCCAGTAACGTTAGCCGCAACAATGTTGTCGATCTTGTTTACCGTTCCTGCGGCTGGCGTAAGCGCCGTCCATGTGGTTGCACTTGTAGTGCTTGGGATTAGGTAAGACGTGTTGCCGTAGATCGACGTGACGTTTACGATGTTTGGGTTTGCCATGTCTTACTCCAATTAAAGTTGTCCTGCGTTTGTCGAAGGGAACGCTCGGACGATGCCGGGATTTGTTGACCAGATAATACGAACTGCGCCTGCGCGGCCATCAGAAGAATTGCCGCTTGTATAGTACTTAGTACCATCGGAATCTTCACGATAGCGAGACCCTCCAGCGCCGCCGCCGCCACCATATAGACCCCCACGACCACTACCAGTGACAGAACCTACGCCGGAATTCTCCCCGGTTTCCCCACCTGATCCTCCCGTGCCACCTGTTGCTTCGGTATAGTTAATTGTACCGTTTGGAACCATACCAGTACCGCCAACACCATTTGCGCCAAGCCCATTCAGGCCGGTACCCCCACCTCCAGCACCGCCTTGATATACAGCATAGAAAATTGGGTTTGATCCGACTGTGTATTCCGCAAGGCCACCACCGCCTCCCCCACCGCCGCCACCGCCGGTGCTTGATAATCCATTACCCCCCGTGCCTGCGGCGTTACCTCCCCGACCGCCAATGGCCGTGTATCCCCCGGCCCCGCCACCGCCGCCCCCTGCCGCAAACTTTCCATAATTGTTGTCCCATGCGGTTTGCCCCCCTGCACCCCCAGCAAAGCCTGTTCCAACAAGCACTAGCCCACCCGCTCCGGTTTGCCCATTGGCTCCCCCTCCAGCCTGTACAAGGTAGGTTGAACTCCGCTGCACCCCTGAAGGATTTCCAGCATCCCCAAATCCGCGAAGAGGGTCGGACACCACAGGAGGGTTTTCCGCGCCGCCCGCACCAACAATAACCGTCAATACCTCACCGGGCGTCACAGAAACAGTATTGCTATATGCGAGCGCCCCGCCGCCTCCACCATAAACCGTTGTACCAGACGCTACAGGCCCAATAAATGAGGCGGGATCGAATTGATTTGTGTACCGAACTGCCCAACACCCTGCGCCGCCGCCACCAACCGCAACCATAGAAATGGACGTCACACCGGCAGGCACGATAAACGTATAAGTACCGGGCTGCGTGAATGTCTGTTCCCCAAAAGCATCTTCCGAGCTAAACCCAAATGCTCTGGCAGATAGAGCAGCGAAAGAATTGATGATTGGCATATCAGGCGAACCGGACTTGAGAAGCAAACACCGTGAACGCAGCCGATCCGGTCTTGATGATGGTGTATGTGTAAGAATCAATGCCGGAGGCTGTACCAAATGACCACGCAATACCTCCTTGGTACTTTGGCGTTACAGATGCCCCATCAATCGTCACTGCGTTGTTGTAGTAGGCAGTACCACCGTTAGTAGCCAAAAACACAACCGTCAGCGTTTGCCCCGTAGACATCAGCGTGTTTAAAGATGTGCTTCCGTTGCCCCGGAAGTTCATTGTCCAGTTAGCTGATGCTGCGGTCGTGTAATAAACCACCGACTGCGTGGTCACATCAAAGTTGATTGTCCCAGTCGCCGCTGTCGCTGAGATGGTGATTGGTTCCGCAGCATTCGCCAATACCGCTGCCAACTCTGAGGTCGAACCATTAAACGTCTGTTTGGCTGTAAAAGTTGTGGCAGTCCCCGAAGCAACGTAGTCTGTGCCCGGAGTGGCGTTTGCCAACGCACCACCAGAGTTAGCTTTCAGGATCGCCGTGCCAGAGGGGGGAGCAAGATAATCAGTTCCAGCAGTTGCGGCAGACAATGCAGTGCCGTTGCCTTTTGTGATACCAGTGATTGTTGTAGTAAGCGTGAGCGTTCCGTTGGTGTTTGTACCGGCAAAACCGTTTGCCGTGGCAACTGACGCGCTACTAACTGTTGATCCAATTTTCACAAAATCAGAACCATTCCATGCAACAGCGCATTTTTCACCGGCAATGATTGTCACGCCAGATGTGGGGCCAGCACCACGAACAACGATTGACGCCGTTCCTGCATTAACAACAATGTATGCTTTGCTCTGAGCGGGGGCAGTAATGTACCGTGTTACCCCATTTGATGCCGTCCACAGAATGATGGCTTCACGGGCTTGATTGCTTGATCCGTTGTTTGTAGATAAAGTCACATCAGCATCGGCACTAAGTGTGGTTGTGCCAGCTACAGCGGAATCAATCAGCGTTGTGATTGAATCATTTACAGTCGTGCCCCATGTACCAGACAAATCTCCTGTGGTTGGGAGAGCTAGGCCCAGTAATGGAGAAAAGTTAGTTACTGCCATAAACTACTCCTAAAAACCAAAAATCATTGCCATTGCAATGCTCTTGCCTGTTGAAACGCCTGTTGGTGCAGCAGATGTCCATGTTGTGCCGTTTGATGTAAGCACATTACCAGACGATCCGGGCGCTACCACCTGTAAGGCAGATGTTCCATTCCCAAGAAGGACATTGTTTGCTGTCAGGGTTGTTGATCCTGTGCCACCATTGGCTACTGGCAAAGTGCCGTCAACATGCGTAGTTAGCCCTACTTTCCCCCAAGATGGCGCAGTACCAACGCCGCCAGAAATAAGAGCGTTTCCAGTTGCAACATCGGATAATTTAGAAAACGCCGAGGATGATGATGCATACAGAATATCGCCTGTTGTATACGAGCTATATCCAGTACCACCATAAGTGGCATTTACAATTGCCGCGTTCCATGTCCCAGCGGTCAGTGTCCCAACCTCAGTAATACCTGTATAAGACCCGGTTAGCCGTGCAGACGGTAATGTGCCGGAGGTGATATTGGATGCGTTTGTGGTGTCTGTTGTAGCAGACGGAGCCAACCCAGATACTGCCCCTGCGGTAATAGAGATAGCCGTATTGGTTACGCTGGACACCTGACCGCTTGCGTTAGTCGTGAAGACAGGAACCTGAGAGGCTGATCCGTAGGTGCTTGCCGTGCCTACCGGGGTAATACTAAATTGGTTACTTGTTAGGGTTAAACCTGTACCAGCAGAATAAACCGGTGTGGCACTTACCTGTACAAATGTGATTGCGGTCGTGCCAAAAGTAATGGTTCCAGTGTTATTACAGACATACGTTTCACCGGCTCCGGTATCACCAGAAGTGACAAAGAACGCATCTCCGCCCCCTAGCGCAGTTGGACTAATAGGATTGTAGGTGTCTGCATCCGTGGCCCGTGTCAGAACCCAAGCAACAGAACCACTACCCACCGTGGTAACTGTGTAAACGCCGTTCTGCGCTGCATTGGTCTGGTTGTAAATCAAAATCCTGTCATTGACGCTGGCGACTATCCCATCAGGTGTAAACGCTGCCAGAGTTCCTGCATTTGTCAGAGTTGCTCCAACCCCAGAAGAACCATTGTTGTAGGTTGCGTTTAAATTGCCGGTTGTGTCTGGAACCTCGTACTTGACAGGCGTGTGATAATGAACGGATTGAACAGCAATGCTATCAACATATGCTTTATTGGCAAGGTCGTTATCACCAGTTGGGGTTGTGGAAACCGTTCCAGCGGTAATGTTGGCTGTGGATATATTTGCTGTGCCAATTCCTGCCGTGCCAATATCGAGGAGCGTAACGGCTGAACCTGCGGTATCGAGATAAACAGCCCGTTCTGCCGGATAAGTTACAAAAGCATCCTTACTGCCAGCAGAAAAATTAACAAGGCTTCCCGCATTACTGGATTCTAAAACTGTATCTCTACTTAGCGTTGGGCCAGAAGAACTGTAAGTTCCAACGCCAACTTCCCAATCGCCAGTTTGTTGGTCATATAACGTGTAATAAGTAACATTACTGTTTCCAATAACAGAAAAAGATTGATACCCAAGGGATGCCCCACCAAGCGTAATTGTTCCTGTGCCTGTGGTGGTGAATACTTCTTTAACTCTATCTTTTACAACAAGTGACATGGCGTCCTCACGTTTGGGTTTTAACTACCGTCCATGTAGTAGTCTGTGTGTCGTCTATTACTGCCCAATTTGCATTCTGAGAATCGTTTATCAACTCCCAAAGCAGTCTGGAAACTACTGCATCTACCCCTATTGCGCCGTCTGACATGGTAGCAAAAAACACACCCAATGCCAAGACAGAGTCCGCTGCATTTACAACTTCACTTACAGGCGCATTAAATATTGACGGGGCTACAAATGTCGAATCTGTACCAACAGCGGCGTCAGAAATACTGACAAGAACGCTTGCAATACTGGAAGCTGTGTCTGATATTGCCGATTGATCTAAGAAAGCAGCATTAAGTGTGCCAATTGCACTATTTTGATCGGACGCTGTACTTGAGTCTGGCACAACGGCATTAAACACAGATGCTATTACCTGTGTCTGATCTGCGCCAACGACTGTGTCTGTGCTTAAAACACTAAAACCAACCAATAAAAAACTAAAGGCTTCAATAGACGCTGCGTCTGTTATGGCAGAATCAAATACAGCCCCGCCTTCAACGGAAGAAAATGGTGCTGCTGCAAATGGGCTTATCCCAAACACAACAAGTAACCTTAAGCAGCATCAAGGCTAAAGGAGTAAGTTACGTTTAGCGTGTCACCGGATACAACCACCCTGTCACCGGGAGATTGAAAATCGGCTTCCGAAAACAAAACTCCTGAAGTGCCACTATCAACGGTACAAACAAACGCACCAGCCACTGTTCCACCTGCCCCGGTAATCGAAAACTGAGAAGGGGAAGCTGTAGTTGTGATTACTGATGGGGTGGCGTTTGTAGCTGAACCATAGGTCATTGCTTTGCGTGAACCAGAATAGTTAGTAAATTCAGTCCAACCAGCGTGAGATGCAAGCGTATCTGAAGCGGCATATGTCGATGCAGAACTTGGCCCCGTAACCAAACCAATATAAAAAGCTGCCGTATAAGAACTGCCTTTAAAATAGTTTGTGTTCATGTCTTGCAAACCTTCGCTTACAACAAGGTTATGCATTTGCTCTTGCCATTTAAGATTGCCGTCTTTGTCAAAGCACTCAACGTGGAATACACCACCCGCTTTAGTGTTTTCAGAAAAACCGGTTTTGGCAATCAATCCAGCCGAAACATTGTCGGTTGATGTTGCTTTACTGTTAAGCATGATTACTCCTTAAGTAAGACGAATAAGTGCGTTATCAAAATTATCAGGTGGTAATATTACCTGAAACTGTTGACTCAACATAGTCTGATCAATTCCAAAATTTAATACTGCAACAGATTTATTACTTTTGGAAGAGTTATAAATCAATGCTCCACGGGTAGTAAACGTAGACGCATTCCAAACAGGGTTGTCAAATGACACATATGCAATTCCATTGTCTAAATTTACTGTTACATTTAGTAAAATTTGACCCCCAGCTGTATAGCCTACCCCAGATACCTCATTGGTAACTGTGTATTCTGTAGTATAGGGGGAAATGTCGGAATTAGACGTATACAGCGCCATTTTCATGACATCTGTACTAAAGTCATGAACCCCCAATAAAAGTTGTTCTTTAAAACTATTTGTCAATCCTGCCGTAATCATTTGTTACCTCACAGGAATTTTGACTTGACCATCTTGATAAGCATCTCCACGCTGCTTACCATCACCCAAATATTTCAACAACCCAAGTGCCTCTTTAAACTTTGTATCATACAAAGCCATCAAATCTTGTTCTCCTTTCATCCAGGTGTAAGCTTCTACTAAAGAACCGTACAACAAAACAGAATCAAAATTATCACCAAGCCACGTTGTACCGGCAGTAACAATAGACTCAGGATAATAATAAAAATGTAGTTCGGCGCTATATGCCATATCAGGGGTAGGCCCCATAATAAAAGTCAATTCATTAATGTTTTCGCTATTTGGTCCAAATATTGCATAATATTTTGGAGTTGATCGGTATGAAGGGTTTGGATAAACCTGCCTAATATAATTAACATCCCTATTCAACAAATATGTATAGTCACCTTGAAAAGTGATTGTTCCAGATACCGTACCAGTATTAGCAACACTTAAAGTAATCGTTGTGCCATCTATGCTTTCTATAGACGCATCTACTGATATTCCCGTTCCAGACACGTACATTCCCACAATTAATTCGGAAGAATCCGCCACTTCAATATCAAATTCCCCAAATACCCCAGTGGCTGTTGTGCTTGGATTTGGATAAATAGCTAATGAGTATGCAGACAAAAAATCAGCAGGACATGTCAGATATTTATTTCCAGCAGAAATAACGCCTTTCATATTTTTGCGTAGATTGGCAATTTGAACGGTGTTATAGATTCTTTGTTCTGCTTGTTGAACAAACGTAGGAATTTCAGCAACAAACTCGTCGCTGGTGTTATTTGTATAAGCCTGAAGGGCATCACTTAATTCGGTGTAATTCATGTGATCTCCGTTGTCACCGTTCCAAGTGAAGTTCCTGCAACAAGCGGTTTTGCTTGGGGCATTGGCATCATCCCAATACTGGCAAATGATGTGTCTGCCGTAAACCCAACATATATTGTTACCCCCATTCTAGCCTCTGGTCGTGGCTGATACAAGGCTTGTGGCTCATTAATGTTACGTTTTGGCTCAAGCTGGGGATGCTTGGGCTCATAGCATTCTGAGCAAACCTTAAACCCTTTCCAGTCTTTAATAAGTTGGTTGAGCTTGTACCGTTGCCCGCACTGATCGCACAAAGCAATTGCAAATTTGCCTGATGCGTATCCTGCGGTCATGCTGGTTCTCTAAATGTTGGAACTGCGAAGTAACTAGACCGTTCCCGATCTTCTGCAGCAGCACGCGCAAATTCTTCTTCGTAAAATGCTTTTAGCACTTGAATCCTGTCCGGTGCTTTTTTAATTGCCAAATAATAAGCCAGCCCAGCAATCAAAGCAGGTAAAAACCTAAACGAAATATCTGCCGTATTGGTAAATGCACCTGTTTCTTGAATTCTGCGAATGGCGTAGTACCTAAAGATGTACGACTGAGTCGCATCTGGGGCCGGGTACAAAAACAACTTTGTGGGAACAGTTCTTTGTACAAAGTACTGAGCAGGCCTGGAAGGCGTATATTTGTTGGGAACATGCAGATACTCTGCACTTCCAATACGATCAATGGTGATGTCCTGTTGATTGGACGTGCCCGCGTTTGTGCGAATAACGGCAGACAATGCATCGACCGTATCGGCGGGTAGCTCATATTCATGAACATTTGCCACCAGTTCCACTTGCCGCTGTTCTATTGTCCACAGATTAAGGCCTCTATTGGCCCATTCTGCAAACATTAAGTTCAACGAACGCTGAGCAGTC